ATAGAGGATCTTGCTTACACTTGATCCACTCTTCTACTTGTTTCTTTGTAAATTGTATCTCAGTACCTGCCTTCTTCAGGTTGGGGTTACCAAGATATATGTCAGTTTGTGTAGCCATATATTATTTATCCTCTTGCACGTGGATCTGTACCGTCTTGATTATCAGGCAAGAAATTTATATTAATAACTACTCTTCTTTTTTGATCAGTGCAAGTAGTACCACTATGTCTAGTTTGTGTTGGAAATACACATAGTCTATTTGCTTTGCTGTAGCACTTATCTCCTGTCTTCTCAAATTCTGTATACCCATTACAATCATTCATATAGAATATTGCTGTATGAGCCATTTTTAATGGGTTATCACAATGGAATCCATGTCTTACTATTTCTTTTGTTCTTAAATTAAGGTTTGCTTTAACCCTCATAGGAACACCAAACTTTAATTTTGGGTTATCAAATATAGGAAACAATAAAGGAAAATGACTAGTCTTATATGCCTGAGGTCTTTTACCCTTATCTTTATCCCAATACTCTTTGGCATGCATAAAGTACATAGTATTTGATAATTGATAATGATCTAACTCATCACACATAACATCTTGCTCTCCAACGACTTCAGGAGAATAATCCCATCTAAATGGAGCGTGATGTTTATTATCAAGTACAGCAGTTGCTAATGCTTTAAAATCTTTATCTGATATAAAGTCATCATATACAAAACAATCTTTAAAGAGTTCCATATGATTTTCTAATCTCACGAAGTTCATTAAAATCTTTCTGCTTAGTGCCACCATCATATGGCCAAGCATATCCTTCAGTTATCATTTGCTCGTTGATTGAGGTGTCTGAATCCCCAATGTATAACCAGCCCAGAAGCCTACCATACTTGCCGACCCCACCAACAAGCTCAGTCCTAATAACCAGTTCGTCATCACCCTTAAGAGTGTCTGTGAGTTTATCTTTGAGGTAGTTTGTTGCGTCAATCCCAAGTGCTTTCTCCTCCAGATTCCTCGTTCTCTTCTCTGGGGTGTCCACACCTGCAATTCTCACCCTCTCCTTCTTGGTCAGGCTGAACCCAAGGTCCAGAGTTACGTCTATCGTATCTCCATCTACTACCCTGTTTATCTTCACCACTCGGAAATTGTAACAACTTTTCCTGTTTGGTGGAACCATTGCACCCATTATCATCCTCTAGTATCAATGCACTATTTAGTACATCTTCAACAGAGGTTCTATTTTTCTCCGACTCCCAAGTCCTGAACTCCTGTATCAGTGTGTTTGGGTTCAATGGGGATGTCGTGATGAATAATGGGATTAGGATACCATTCATCATATTTAAAGATCCAAAATATTACATAGCCTACTGCTACTAACAGTATAGCACACATAATATTTATTGACCAAACTACATCACTCACTATTCGGAAACCACCCATGCTAAAGAATATAGATTCACTAGTGACCCTCCTATTATTAACCAAACTAGGATACGAGTCATCGTAAACTCTCTCAAGAGTTTAACTATGTTATTCACTTTTCTAGTCCGATAATAGAACGTAATTTATACTGTTCGGGTGATCGTGGATGTATGGTACATCCTCTTTCGCATCTTGTATTGCTTCGTAAGAATCATTTGCATACTCACATATCTCATGAGTATGCATAGAATAATCGTGATAACCAACGGTGTAATGTTTCATTGGTGAATCGTGCATAGAACACAATCTGGACATTCATATTCCTCTTCGTAGGAATGTAGTTTATCTATTAGTTGATCGTACTCTTGTGGTCTAACTTGAACACAATCTCTGTAGTGTTCAACCGCTACTAAAATACGGTTCATCTCTCGTTCGTTAAACTGCATAATATTAAGCCGAGACTGCATTATTACTTATATTATAACGTTGGTAAGCTGCAGGGGTACGTGTTGAATTGTTGACCGTTCGTGCTTGAAAGGTTCCAGGTGTTCTTGTACTATTATTTACAGTCCTTGCTTGAAAGTCTGCATTCCAATTCTTAAATGTTATAGTAGTCCACCCCTCATTACCTGAGAAATGATTCACAGTAGTGCTTCCTGGTTGAGAACCAACTGGATTACAATCTACATCATTTCTTTGATAAGCCATTTTACTAAGATTATACTTCTATTATATCTAGTTTTTTAACTAAGTTCATTGCTATAACAATTCTCTCTGATTCTGTCTTTAATACTCTATGCTGAACCCATGCTGGAAAGATCAACATCATTCCATTTTTAGGTTGGATAGTTAACTTATCCTCAAATACTATAGCAGCAGAATCATCCTTAACATCAACATAATATACTATTGATACATCTGATGGGTAATGATGATGCTGCCTAGCATATTCTCCTTTCTCATACATACACATCCAGAAAGCAGACGTTAAGTAATCAATATTTGGTGCTAACCAATATTCCTTTGCTATACATTTAGCAGCTTCTATCCCTTTCTCAATCAAGAAATCAAATCTATCTTCATTAATGTGAGTATCATAAGAACTCCTCCAAGCCCTAAGATTTGTATGTTCCTCCTTCTCAGGGAACTTCTCTCTATACTGCTTGATTAGAGTTATTAGTTTTGGATTTAAGTTTTCATAATCTGGAAGGTATGTTGTAAAGACAGGGATTTTTTTCTCCACTGTCGTCAAAGTTATCGAACTCATAAATCAACTATTCTAAAGTCAGTCGCACCCATTGCTGATAAGTCTAGCATATGTGCAGTCACATGTATATCTTTACTTGGTCCTCTAGCAATCTCTCTCCAATCAGAACCTATGAGGACTTCTAATTTAGATTCCATTATCTTTTACCACCTCCCATTTGTTTAAGCATTTTTTGTAACTCTGCTGTACTACCAACAAACATAGCATTGTTAGTAACCTTGCTTGGACCTCTCTGCTCTTCATTCACATCTTTCTTTTTCTTCTGAAGATCCATGAGTTTATCAGTCATGTCTGCTACCTGCTTCATAGCGTTTGTAGCAACTTCATATGCTCTAGGGTGACCACTCTCCTGAGCAACCTCTAAAGCACCTCTGACTGCCTCCTGACCTTGATCTATGAGGGAATACAATTCTCCTCTAGTATACTCATAGTCCTTCTGGACATCATCAGTAACATCTTTGAGGTTTGCCTTTCTAGTAGTGCAACCTCCTTCTGGTGTATTAGATACCTCAATGTCGAGGACTTCTTCCATATTCTTTTCAAAAATATTATCGCTCATAATATTGTAAACCCACTATTAAATCCAAAATCATCGTCTGCTGTTACTAATATATCATCATTAGCATCAATCTGTCCGTCTTGGTTCTTATCGACCTTAGCCTTAGGTGTGTATTCCATCTGTGCTGAACGTCTGCTAACACCACCCTTAGTACCAATAGTCTCATATACAGTTGCCTTACGAATAATATCTGCCTTGTTGTAAGGACCGTAAAGATATGTCTTAGCAGTAAATGATAATGTATACACTACCAACCTACGTTCTAAGAAACTATCATCCCACTCATCTTCCATATTAATACCATCAAGTGTGATAGCAACATCTTTCTTCTCACTCATATCAGGAACCATATTGAGAGTGATATTAAATGTTGGTTGGAAGAATGGTAAGATCTGTTCTAGTATTTGAAGTCCTGTATCTTGATCTTTAGATAATATACCCAACTCAAAATTAAGTGTATATGGTACAGGAACATATTGTACTCTTACCTCATCCCCATCATTAGGAATAACATTCTTATACTTACGAACTGGACTAGTCTTTCTAGAAGAATCGTATTGTATACCAGTCATCTCGAAATACATTCGAGGCATTGTAATAGCAACCTTCTGGGTCTTAGGGTTCTCGAATAAACGATACAAGAACTTTTGCTTAGGACCATAGGCCAAAGCTACTTTCTCTGCTTCAACAACTTCATTAGTTGAAGGATCTCTCTTTTTTATCTCAACATTATTAAAAAGAGTACCAAATCCGATTACAGTTCTACGGATTGTTTCGTTATAAAAATGTGTACCTAACATCAGAAGCTACCTGTAAAATTACCATATTCACCAAAGGGATTATCTTCACCCCAATCTACTATATCATCTCCACCAGTTTCAATAGACTTATTCTGGTCGTAGTCAGAATTACTATTATCAATAGTGCTAAACGATCCTAATGTATATAGGGCATTAGAATCAACTCCTCTTATCAAGTCACCATCTAGGAAATCACCTGTCTTATTCATCATGGAAAGTTCTACTGTACTTCCATTCCAACCAGCAACCTCACCTATAGTATTAGTAGCAAGATCAAACATTTGTGCTCTGTTACCACTTGTTGTTGTAGTCTCATAAGCATTGATAACATATCTACTATTAGTAGAGTCATAGTAAAACTCACCTTTAGTTGTTGTTGGAGTCTCACCAGTATATGTGTAACGATACTTCAACCTAAGATCTTCAAACTTCCAGAAGAAATACTTTACTAGAGTTGTTGTAGCAAAGATAGGATCAAAACTAGCAGCATGATCTACAAAGATAGTACCATCCCCTTGTGCTGCCCATGTCCTATCACCACCTTGATTCTGGAAGTTACCAGCAACAATATATTCTCTTGCTTGGAAATCAACAGATAAAGCAGGTGCAGCAACAGTTATTGTAGGTGGAGTAACATATCCACTACCAGGTTGTACAATAGTAACAGCATTAACAGCACCATTTAATACCGTACACGTTGCAGTAGCAGGTATATCACCTCCAGCAACATCAGGTGGATCTGAAATTGTAATCAAAGGTGCAGTTCTATATCCACTACCACCACTATCAATTGTAATATCATTCAATACACCACTCTGCAATTCTCCAGTCATAGTAGCAGTAGCACGTGGTGCAGATAGAGACAGAGTAGTAACAAATGTATTCTCAGTCTCAATCTCATCAATTGCTTTGATACCAGTATCAAATTCGTCAGAACCCTGCTCGTAGATCTCAGCAGTGATTTCATAAAAATATAATTTTCCTAGTTGATAGAAAGGCAACTCTCTTTCAACAAATTTAATTTCGTATGCGTTCTCTGTTAATGGGTAGTATATTAAGTCTCCCTCATTTGGTCTATCAGTAATAGTAAGACCAACAGAAGGGACTACCGACTGTTCCCACCTTCTCTTAGAAAGAATAAACTTAATCTCATCAGTAATCCTCACACCAAACTGACTGATAAATTCTGAAGGAGATCCAAATCCTTCTACATTAACCAATAGCATCTCTATCATATATGCTTGGTTATATTCAGAATGAACTACTTCACCAAGAGTCTTATCCCTAAGCATTGTCCTAGGAATGTAATAGACATCAGTACCAAACAACTTGATTTGTTCATCAACCAAGTCCTGTACAAGATTCTGTTCGGTGGTAACACCACCATGTTGAGGAAAGTATACCTTCTTCATCCTATCATATCCATAGGTGGTAATTCAAATGTGCTGATGGACTTATCCATGAGCTCATCAATTTCTTTTTGAGCATCATCAAACATCTGTCTTCCATTAATAGCAACTCCACCAGGAAGTTGTACCCCATTAAACTTAATTAAATTCTGACCCCATTGCCTTTTAATAAGTGCAGTAGCATATTTCTTAAGGAAGAAGTCATCCCAAACCTGTGAGTATGATGATGGATCCAATGCCCTGTGACAATCTATAAGAAGGAATTGATCCTTAGTAACTCTATTTACATCAATATCAATATACAGTCTGTCTGCTCTTGTATTAAATCTAAACTCTACTAAAGCACCTGTATTGATAATCATATCAATAGTTTCAAAGTGTTGCTTAACCATGTAGTAGTTAACCAAGTCAACACCACCAAAAGCAAGACCTGTTCCTGACGTATAGGAAAACAAGTCCATCAAGTAATACTGGTTGTTTAGTCCAAACAAACTATTACGAACAAAGTTTGAACTGATACCATAAACCTTGGAGATACCAAAGATGTGTTCTGGTATCTCTAAAAAATTCTTTCTATTTTCCCACGCTGCTGCATCTGGTGCAGTAGTTGACTGTACTTCATTCTCTGTCTGAAACCTAGTTACGTCATCTTCTGTAAACTGATGTTTCAGATACATCCTCTCAGATCCATCATAATGTCTCTCACGAAAATACTGAAGAGCATCATCGATCCGATCATCAACCTGATCATCATCTACGTTTATTTCTAGGACTGGAGCACCTAACTGTCGCAAACAGTATTCTTTAAACTCAGCCTTCGTGCTAGGAGCAGCCATACGAATACCAATAGTTTCCTAAATGGTATTTATGTATTGTACGGTCTTACTTCATTAAGGAACCAATTCTTTACACTTGCGATAGTATTAAAGAATTTAATTTGTTCTGGTTTGTCTTCTGTACCACCAAATTCACAATACCATCCAATACCACCATCCTTACCTTCTGGGATATTATCAGTCAGTAATTGGTTATCCGATAGTCCAGCCAATCCCTGTGCTTCATATTCATCTTCTGCAAGTAATACAGCATCAACAACCATATGATATTGTTGTGGATCCCACTTCTTTTCAATCTCCTGAATTACTTCATACAATGGTAAGTCTTGAATACCAGTTCCGTATGCCTCTCTATTTTTAACTTCATACAAACCTTCATCAGCATCAAGTGTCTTATGTCTTTTCTCCAAATTCGACATAGGGACTATTGGGAGACCCGTACCCTCATGTATACGCTCAGTCATTTTATGCTATACTAAATATCTACAGTATAACATATTTAGTCAGTTGACGAAAGTACCGTTGTACGGTATAATTCTACTACAAGAGATAATTTAAGATGAGTATACAAGTTTTAGTGCTGGAAACAGGCGACACCGTTATTGGTGATATCAGTGAAGTGATGGATAAAGAAAAGAATACATCCCTTGGATATCGTGTAACAGATCCTTATATCGTAAACTATAACTACGGTGAACCAGATCCAAACGCACCAGAGGGTGAAGTACAAGCACAATCAGCTAGACTCGATTTTAATTTTTGGGCTCCACTAGCATTAGATAGAACATTTGATTTTGTTACAGACTTTGTTAGGGTTATCTACACTCCACAAGAATCTGTTGTCGAACTTTATATGCAAACTATCGGAAAACATAAAACAGGTCCAGATAGCATAAACGTTGAAGTTGACACAACCAAGACAATTGTTAGTTTACCACCAGAAGATAATCCAGCAACTCAAGGTCAGACACTAGAATCAAGTGACGGAGTTCAACTTAGTGGATCTCCAGTTGAGAGAAGTGATCAATTAGCTGCTGAACAAATGACTCAGGATGTTGCTGACCTTCAGGGAGGTAATCCTAATGAGTGATTTTACACTTAGCCAAGGTCTGAGAGATAGAATCCATGAAATTAATTGGGACGTAGTTTCTAAATCTGGAAGTGAAAAAACTGAGATTGATGACTTTGGTGACTATGCAATTGTAGAAAATTTCTTTGAAACTCCAGATGATTTCTGGAGTGCTATAGAAAAATGTCCAGCAGGATGGAATGGAAAAGAAGCAGAAGCAGCATTTAAAGAAGGGGTACAGACACCAGAACCTGCTTGGCCAGGAATCAAACAGTTAATACCTTCAAATTATCTTAGAGGAACATTGTATGATTTGTACAAAATCTTCATTGAATGTGAATTCATTCCACATGATCTAGATACAAATTTAGACAATCCTCAATTTGCATTTGAACTACCAAGGTATGCTCTAACATATGCAGAATTAATCCAACAAGATTCATATTGCAGTAAAAATGCTAATCAACCATCTCCAGGTAGATTTGATTATGTTGCAGTAATCTTTAGAGAAGATAATCCTAATCACGGAATTTCTTTCTTTGACTTGGTTTACGAAGGTGAGCATTATAGTGATGTTAGCGATCTTGCAGAAATTCAAGATGAAAATGTGATTAAGGGTATACAGGAGGCTCTTGCACCAACAGATGTTCAACCAGAAACTGTTAAGTTTGAAAAATTTGATGGAAGTGATGTCTATGTTAGATCAAGATTTATTGAAGCTAAGAAGAACAGAGTTATTCTATTCAAAGGATCTAAGTGGCATACGTATGAGTATAATGGAGAAGGTGATTATCACACAGTAACTATTGCATTAAACAACCCACCAAAACCAAAAGAATTGGATGGTAATGAATTTGAGAATCGAGATGATGACCGTCATCCACCTCAACTAGATGAAGATCCACTATACGTATAATGAATTTAGAGAGTCTGCCTGATATTAATATCAGTGATATCAATGCTTACTCTTATAATGAACTGTTAGAACTATGTGAATTCAATAATATAAATGATATTCAAATAACTAACACTTCGATAGAGGGGTTAAAATATCTGAAAATAGAAAACATCATGAAGAATCCTTTAGATCTAAGGAATTTTCTTCTGAAGTATCCTACTGAAGATAAAAATAGAAGTATTACAGAAGGAGAAGGTCACTCCTTCTCTAAAGATAGTAAATCACCTGGTATACAACAACCAATTGAAAGACAACTACTTCCTAGTATTGGGAATCATATATATTTTCTTGCAAAGAGATTAAATTTCCTCAAGTATAATAAGAAAGATATAACTTGGAAATACTATACTAATGCATACTATAATGGTATGACTTCATGGAATAAAAATTATCTACCTCATGTAGATCCATTCTCTTATGCTGCTAATATATTTCTAACACATTCCCCAAACACTTCCACATCTTTCTATAGAGTTAGGGACAGAGTTACTAACCAATACTTTTATGGTGCGTCTAGTATATGCCAGAACCCAGAAACAAGAGAACGTCATAAAAGAAATCTTCAAGAAAGATATGATTTTAATGATAAGATGTTTTGCCCCTGTGGAAGAAATCCTTGGGTAAAATATGAAGGTGATGATTATTATGAAAGATATTTTCATATACCATCAACATTTAATACACTGGTTATGTACATGGGTAGAAGATGGCACACCCCTTGTTTTGATGCAGTCAACGAAAAGAAAGTTAGATATTCTCTAGTAGCAGTTATTGAATGAGACAACTTCATCCTAATATGGTAGAATCTTTTGAAGAAATTTTTTCTAAAGAAGATTTTACTAAAGTTACTGAAGATATGAGAAAACCTGCTTGGGCATATGGTAATGTATCAGCACCAAATGCACCAGCAACTCCATTCTTCTACATGCCTAAATTAGAAGATAATAAATTCTATTCAGAACATCTATTAAAAAATATATGTTTAAAAACAGGAAGGGAATATACAGTTAAAGAAGTATATGCTAATGGTCATATCTTTGGTACACAAGGAGCTATACATCAAGATAGTAAAGAAGATGATGATTATACATTCTTATTATATTCAAATCTAGTATATGATAAGGTACATAAATGGAAACCTGAGTGGGGTGGTAAAACAATATTCTTCTATGGAAAGGATGATTGTGTATACAATATACCTAAACCAAATACAGGAGTATTGTTTCCAGCAAATATGCCTCATTATGCAGAATCAACTACAAGACATTTTCAAGGATTACGAATAACAGTTGCTTGGAAATTAACATTAAAAAAGGAGGGTTAAACCCTCCCTTTTTTTTATCTTTTAACCAAGTGTCTTTCGATTGAATTCGATTTCATCATCATACCATTTGTATGCTTGTGATGCATACTTGTTATTGAGATCACTTATCTCTTGTAACTTCTGGTAATCTGTTTTTGTAACACCTGGTTTGTTCTGATCCATACCAGCATAATGCTCTCTTAGATTATCTCTAATATGCATTACATTCTTGATGGTAGCAAGGTTTTCTTTAGACTTTGCTTCATCACCATCAACCTCCCAGTCCCAGACCGCCGCTTGAAGGGCGGTCTCGAAATCTGCTAGGGTCTTAACGCCGTCTGTACCAGCGTCATTTGTATACGAAATATCGTAGTAAGTCATGCGTTTTATACCTCCTTTATTGTAATTACGCTTGAGATTCCTGCCACGTAATACGTGCAGAGATAGAATAAGGTGAACTTAGAGAAACTCCAGAAGAGTCAACTACGTTACCCACAACCGTTAGTAGGTCAGGTCCGTTTGGATAGATACCGTCACCACCAAGGATCGAGTTACCTAGAGCAGAAATTCTAGATAGGTCGAAGTTGGTTGCTCCTGCTTCACCAGCACTTGCACCAGTAGCACGGAAGGATAGAATGACGTTACCACCCGATACTGAGTCATCCTTCGCATGTCGGACTAGCTGACATAGTGATGGATTTTCAACGTTCTGGAACTCGTCTGTACTTAGAGATGGGTTCAACACTAGACTGATTTCAGTTTCGTGTGTAGTCAAGATACCAACAGAGTCAAGTGCAAGTTGCATTCGGTTGATAATCTCTCTTTCACCAAGAGCACCAGTAATTGACGAGTCAACTGATGGAGCCAATCTGATTGAAATCAGTGGGATATCAGTAGGAATTAAGTTCTCGTCACCTGAAGGAGCACCAACTGAGAAGGCAGTGCCGTTAGGAACAGCAGGGTTGCCTAGGTTAGAGTTGATCTGTCCATAGTAGTTTCTTGGGAAGTATGATGTAGTTCCCTCCATGTACTGAATGTACACGTAGTATGTACTACCAGATACGAATGAGTTTCTATGAACTGGTTTACCAGTTAAGAAGTAAGCACTCGCAGTTGTTGGGTGATAGATGTTAGTGTTAATCGACAGAGTTGCCTGATCACTTGATGGGAATGGAATTCTAATGTAGTAGTAACGAGACCACCAGTTTCTCCATTCTTCAACCGTACTAGAGTTGTTGTTAGATGTAGCAGACTGAGCAGAACTGTTAGTGAACTTCAGCTGTTGACCTGACGCAGTGAACAAGTACGCTTCGTCATTTTGGAACATACCATCCATAATAACTGAAGTACCCCAGTGGAACAGTGTTCCGACATATGTTGGGTTGTTTCCGTTTTCAATCTCGTAACGAGCAGGTAGGTTACCTGAACGGAAGTAAGATTCAGTTAGACGGTTGTTGTGCTTGAATTGATGGAAGTACTTAACATGTCCATTTTGATCTTTAAATCCAAAGCGGATCTTACCAGCACCATACCATGAGTAATCCATGTATGCCATCTGGATCTTAGCAAGATCTAGAATGTAACCAGAAGTACCACTACCATCAGCATTATCAATATTCCAATCTGTCTGTCCAATCTTAGTATCAACAGTCTTCGTCATGATAACGTCAGAGTTTGTTAATCCACGGTAGGATGGTTGAACAGTTAATCTGCTATCAGAAGTAACCTTAACAACCTTATAACTCATACCACGAATAACAATCATATCACCCTCAATTAACTGAGAAGTGAACATGGTTTCAATACCAGTAACGATATGACTGTTCTTAGTAACAGAAATCTTACCTGGTAACTGTTGTACAGAACTTCTTCGGCAGCAGTTTAGTGTAGTACCATCGTACTCGAAGAAGAATCCGTTCTGATCATCGAACATACCGCAACGGATGTCGCAATCTGTCCAACCAAGAACAGCAACTGTTGGGAATCCAGCACCCTTATCAGATGCAGGCTCAGCCTCTAGGAGATAATCAAAGATGAAGTCATCAACAACTCTATGAACGTTAGTTTCTACGTTGTATGCAGTACTATCAGTATTAATAACCTTAACCTTAAGGTTCTCTGTTAACTGATGAGGTTTAGTAGTCTTAGCACGTGCAGTGTGTCTCTTTCTAAACTCAACAGTTCCTGTTGCAATTGTTGCAGTTAGAGATTGAGTTAACTCAATGGTAGTACCATCAGTAATACTCTCAATTCTCGTTCCTGCTGCAACACCTGTTCCAAGCAGAGTCTGATCAGCAACCATTCCTGCTGTTGTAGATACTGTTAATGTTGTAGTATCAATAGTACCACTACATGCATTATCAATTAGTGCTGTACCAGCAGAACTATATGATAATGTTAGGATTGGAATTTGAGGGATGAAGTTAATAGCAAGTGAGGTCTGAATACCTTTACCTGACTGATAACGGAAGTACTTACGTGTCTGTCTTGAGATTCGTGAGTTTGGTGACTTAGAAGTACCAATTTCCATACCACCGTCAAATGGTCTGTGTAAGAAGAATCCATCAGGACGTACATAGATGTAAGATGGAATCAAGTAGTTAGTACCTGTCTGACTGAATGTCCAGTTACCATCAACAATCAAGTTGTCGTCATCAGTAATAGCAGTAATTGTATGAGTCTCAATAACACCTGGTGTACCACTTGTTGTGTTAACGATCTTCATCTCGTCACCGATCTTGAAGAATCTCTGGAATGCAGCACCAGTACCAGCAACTCTACGTGTACCAGATATAACATCAACAGTACCTGTACCTGTAACCTCACCAGAGAGGTTAGCAGAGATAAACTGATGGAATCCAGATGGTGTAGATCCTAGAGATATCGCTGTACCTGCAAGTGCAAGTGCCTGAGTTTCAGCAACCTTGAAGTAGTTATTATCAAGAGAGATAACATAGTAGTCTTGGTTATGATTTAAACCACTAATAGAGGTGTTACCAGCATTATCGTAAATAACCTTTGTACCAGTACTGAAGTAATGGTTAGGGATATTAATATGATTGTCTGTTGTATTAACCGTACTTGAAGCATCAAACTGCTTAGTTGAAGGTGGAATCTTGAATGGAACTGTAACTTCAAGTTCTGTCTCTGAGATAGCCCTTGTAGTTGTGTATGAACCATCAACAACACCGAAGTCAGCAGTTGTGTTTTCAAATGACTGAAGACCACTACCACGACTGCTAAGTGTAATCTCAGATCCACCAGAAGAACTACGTAACTGGAATCTATCACCATTAACAACCTTAACGTAGTAAGAGTTGCCTGAAGTTAGACCGCCAATAGCACCTGATGCACCTGTATACTTAAGAACCTCGTTATTCGAGAATAAGTTGTTCTTAATGAAAACAGAATATCTGGTTGAGTTTGTTCTTGTACCTGTGAATCCAATAGTACCAGTAGCATACCTAAGCTTCTTAGGTGACTCCCAAGTATACTGCTTCATTCTGAATCTATTGTTATCGATTCTATCAATGTACCATGTACCACCTGTAGTACCACTTGTACTACCATATGAATTATCAAACCAGCGAATTTCACCACCGTTAGTTACACTCAATGTAACTTGCATATTATTTTCAAATCCGTGGTTAACAGCGTAGAAACTATCGTTTGTAGATGTGTTTCTCTTAACCAACGCAAGATACATATTGGTTTGACCATCTTCGTTAATACTACCGAAGTAACGGTCAAGGTTGATACCCCATCCTTCATGGTGGAACCAGAAGAACCAGTTGTTACCCTGAATACGTAACCAGTCATGAGTCATTCTCTGGGTGTTGATACTATCTCTCCAGTAGAATGTACCTTGAATTTGTGAGTTATAACCCTGACAAGTATATGAACGACCATAGTCATTCCAGTTATAGTCATTAATGTAAATGTTATCATAGAAGGTCAAGAATCCATTAGTACCATTATATCTGGAAGAAGTTCCAAATGGAATCTGTTCATGGTTATAACCATAAGTTTTCCAGTTAGCACCACGTGACTGGTAATACTGGTTATGGTAGTAATATGTTCTACCGCCATATCCATCACGTTGACAACCAAACCAAACTGTTCTATCCCAACCTTGGTTACCTAAACCATATGTGTTGTTATAGTTTGCAAAGTCATGTCCAGAATATGTTCCTCTGTAATCATGATAGTAAGTATAGTAATAAGTATACCAGTTGTTATAAGGTTTGTACTCTCGTCTGATGTTGTAAACTAGACCTAAGTTGTGTTCTCCATATGTCCATGTACCATCATAAGGATATGATGCAGCAGGATAAGCATCAGATAAATTAATACCACCACTAGGTGTATTAACACGCTGAGAATGATAGAGTTTAACTGTATCAGCATCTATCCTTTGGACGTAGTAAACCTGCATCCTTGATAACCCACCAAGAGGGCGGTTACCTGGATTTGGATAATACAACATCGCATAACCATTATGCAATTGGTGACCAGGAAGTTTAATAGTGTTTGCACTATAGTCTACATCCTCTTCACCAAATCTTAGTGTATATGTACACTCCCAGTTCCAAGGGTTTGTCTTTCCTTCATCAACATCTGGAGTAACAGTTTCCTGTGCATCGATATCAACGTATGTCTTACCATCATCTGCTGTTGCAGTTGGATCTTGAACTTCAAGAATCTTAGGTGATACAGTGTTAATAAAGTAGAAGTTTGTATTGTCTTGGAAACCGTGCTCGGAAACTGTAGTTAGATAAACCTTAGAAGTTGTAAGGGTATCAATTGTAGCAATACCAGCACCAATACCAGATGTTACAGCATTAGATTGTGTACCACCAGCCCAAACGTGAGGTGAAGTATCTGTTACAGCACCTTGTCCACCGTTAACGTTAATGGTAATAGTTGTAGCATCAGCAGCTTCAATACGAACACCTTTGTTGAAGATGTAGTCTTGCCCAGTTTCTGTAGCAGCACCTGAATCACGAGGATATGACTTAACTGTTGAGTTACCATCATTGTGGTAATCACAAGTCAGTTTAACACTTCCTGGTTTGATCTTAACAAATTCACCAGTAGGTAAACTGTGAGCACCAATAGTAAGTTTCAATGTACCTACTGTTGGTGAATAATCAGCATCAGTTATATCAAATTGTGATATTGTATTACCTGCGTTACCAGCCATATTAGCGTGGTTACCACAATAGTAATAAAGTTCATTAGGTGATGAGTTAGTAATGTAAATTCTTACATAAGCACCAGCAGTTCCAGGAGTTCCATGCTCATAAACATATGTTGTATAAGCAGAACCACCACCGTGAGTACCATCAGCAGTTGTGGAGAATTTCAATGGGTGACTAGTAACACTTACATCACTTAAATCAAAGACATAGATCGCTTTCCTTGAGAAAGAAAGACCTGGATGTTGTAAATCATTAATGAAATATTTGTTACCACCTGAAGAATTCCAAGGAAAGGAACCACCAGATTGTGATTTAGATGTATATACTTGATCTGTACCAGTACAAGTATATTCAACATCACCAGAACCAGTACCAGTTGCATTGATAAAGGTTACAACATCACCAGTAATATTAGAGATTGTACCAGCAGCAGATCCGTCATTAGCTTGAACAGTTTCTCCAATCTTCCACTTGGTAATATCAATAGATTCTGTGAATTCGCAAGTTGCTACTGCTTTAACAGTAACTACTTCTCTATATTGGTCAGACACAATACCAGCAGCACGGTCTAGACTGATTTGTGAACCTTGGAAGAATTTACCTGGAATAATTGAGGTATATGTTCCTTGAAGTTCTCTAGTTTCAGGTTGACCAGCACGTGCTTTATATGTAAAAGTAGTTGTAGTTGGAACAGCCTGAATGATATATGTACCTTCAGCAGTTATAGATGAAAGACCTGTAACTGTAATAGGAACACCACTCGTTAGGTTGTGGTCGAAACTGGTAGTAACAGTAATAAGTTCGTTACCCTGAATCGATTCTACTTTAGATATAAAGGGGATCGTAGTATCTGAAGTAGATGAGAAGAACGAAGGTATGTTGTTAATTGTCTGAATAGTTTCCCACTTAGATGCCTGAGGTCCGTACTCAAAGTCGGTGTCGATCAGGTTTTCTGGGTTTGAAACTCGGAACTTCGATACAGCGTCAACGAATGTCTCGGACGGTTCAAAGTGTACTTCATCTTTCTCATAGAAGACTTGTAGTGAGTCTCCAGCACTCATTGCACTACAATCGTGTGCTAGTAGAACGCTAGTCTCATTAGTAGTTGAGTCATACGATAAGACCCCTGTCTTAGTATTATCAGCAAAGTTGTAGATAATTATATTATCTGTCGTGTTTGTGATAATAAGTAATCTTCTGGAATGAAGGTTTCCAGGAAGTTTTACTGTATTAGTAGACGGATCAAATGTATAATCAAAAAGCAAATGTTTTGCCATTTTATTTTTTCCCCTTGGTTGTTATTTTGCGAGTGTAATTCAATTCAGTTGCTTAATATTGGTCATCTCTTGTAAGTGATGGGTATTACCAACCCAAAGCGGCCATCATGCCCATACTCATTGTTACTTCAGCAGTAACGTTGTCTCTACGGGCAAACTCAATGCCACCAGCAGTTGCACCATCGTGTAAGATGAGAGTCATCTTCGTAGTGTCTACGGTTAATTCTCCCAGAGCTCCAGTAAACGTTGATTGTTGTACTGTAGTACCCCTACGGAGTTGTACCTGCTTAGTCATAGGTTTCCCTTGGATTTATGCTTCTTTTATTTATAGAAATAAAAATTTAATTATATTATGGTTACGAATGTATATGGTGGCTCGAATGTTCTAAGTTCATTTAAGGACTCTCCAGTGAGAGTAATTGTTCCTTGTCCTTGATATGCACCTCTCTCGAAGTTAACCTTCGCTGTACCACCAATTGTAGTAAGAAGGATATTCTCGTAATCAACAGTAGCAGACTCAACTCCTCCACCAAGTGCGAATAGAGATCCGTATGGTGCAGTGTATCCGAAGGTACGTTTGATGTTGGTAACTTCACCAGATACAGTGTATTGTGCAGTATCTTCCTCAGGATCATATGTGAGTTTAATGTCTGTTGCTGTACCAGAGAATCCACCAAAGGAACCAGATCCAATATATCCAGTACGAGTAAATGACTCATTAGCAGATCCAAGAACATCATATAAAGTTGTATCCTCATAATCAACAGTTGCGGATTCAGCAGCACCACTAGCAGTGAATAGAGATCCAGTTCCAACATGTGTGAAGGAACGTGTATTAATAGAATCTCCACTGATAGTTGCGGAACCGTCTGCTGTGTAATCGTCTGTTTGACTTTCGGTTGCAATACCAGATGCAGTAACAGTACCAGAACCAATCCAACTTGGGATCCATTGAACAGATGCTTGACCATCAATGATGTAGGTATTGGTTCCAGTAAAGACTTTTGTTTTTGATTTAGAACCATCACCGATAACAGTGTAAAGAACTGTGCTCTCTGGAGGATTCGTAGAGATTGCCTCTGCTGAACCGCCTGTAGTGAATAGAGAACCAGATCCTGTCCAATGCCTTCCAATCTGAATATTGGTAACTTGACCTGAGACATATATTGAACCAGAACCAATATTGTTGATAAGTAAGAACGTTCCTGAAATACCACTGAAGGTAGCAGTACCCGATCCAATCTCTGTTGCTGGAGTAAATCTTTCTGCTTTTGTACCAGAGAATGTAATTGATCCAGAACCATTGTAATTCGCAAATGTCTTGGACTCTGCACCAGCACCATATATGGTAAAGATTCCAGTGGTGACCTCGGATGTACAGATAGACTCTGCTGCACCAAGAGCAGTAAATAGTGATCCAGAACCAATATAATGTGGAGTAAATCTGACTGAAGCATTTCCAGATGCTGTATACTGTGCTGTATCTCCAACATAACGTTCTGTATGTTTCTCTGTACCAGCACCTGTCCAAGTATAGAGAACTGTATTCTCTGGAGGATTTGTGGTTGTAGATTCTGCACCACCACCTGTAGTGAATAGAGAACCAGAACCAACCCAATCGTCTGTCTGCTTCTCGATTGCAGATCCAGATAGAGTAATAGATCCAGATCCTGCCTCTGCAAATGTTCTCTGAACATCTGAGACTGCACCAGAGAATCCACCAAAGGAACCAGAACCGATCCATCTTTCTGTATGCTTCTCGATTCCAGCACCAACATATGTGTATAGTACTGTACTCTCTGGAGGATTTGTTCCGATAGATTCGGATGCTCCACCTGCTGTCCAAAGAGATCCAGAACCAACCCAATCCTTGGCTGCTCTGAATACTGCAATACCACTGAGATCTCCAAGTGAAGTATCTTCTCCAACCTCGGTAGAAGTCTTGGATTCTGCTGCACCAGCTGCTGTGAACAATGAACCAGATGCAGTCCAATGTTTCGTGATAAGTGGTTCTGGGATTGCACCAGATGTATAGTAAGAACCTTGACCAACCCAAACAAGTGTAACGTCTGTAACAGCAACACCACTGAAGGTTCCGATTGCAGTATCTTCTGGAGGATTTGTTCCAACTGCCTCTGCTGAACCACCAAAGGTTGAGATGTTTCCAGAACCAGTGAGGATATAACGAAGTTTGAATACAACTTCTCCAGAAATAGTGATACTTCCAGATCCAGTAAATGCACCAGTGTAAAGTTCTGAACCTGCACCTGATAGAGTAATGGAACCAGATCCAATTTCTCTGAATGTAGAACTCTCGACCTTTGTACCACCAATTTGATAAAGTTGTGTACTTTCTGGTGGATTGGTTGTAATAGATTCGGAAGCACCAGAAGCAGTGTATAGTGAACCAGCACCAAAGAATCTAACACGGTAGATAAGATCTGCTTCACCACTGATGGTAATAGTACCAGAACCAGTATATGCACTAGTGTAATTCTCAGAACCTTCACCAACAAGAGTAATTGATCCAGCACCAACATGTGTTGCAGGAGTAAAGGACTCAGAACATCCACCACCAATCTGATGGAGAGTAGTATTCTCGACAGGATTAGTAGTTGTAGACTCAGCAGCACCACTGGAAGTAAACAGTGAACCAGCACCAATATGTCTGAGTGAGAAGACATAATGAGTATTACCAAGAAGAGTGAAGAGGTATGTTGACTCATAATCAACAGTCGCAGACTCGGAAGCACCACCAATAGTAAAGATAGAACCAGTTCCAACCTCAGTTGCTGGACTAAAGCTCTCATCCTTAGTACCACTAATGGTAATGGAACCAGAACCTTCATAAGGTGCTCTAGCAATAACAACATCTGCCTCACCAGATATTGTGATAGAACCAGAACCAATATAATCTCTAGCACGTGCAAATGTTGTACTAGAAGTAATATCAAAGAGACCAATACCAGTATCAGCATTAGTGATAGACTCAGCAGCACCACTAGCAGTGGATAGAGTACCAGAACCAATAGCAGTTGCTGGAGTAAAGCTTTCTGCCTTAGTACCAGATAGAGTAATAGAACCAGATCCTGTCCAGTGCTTAACTCTGATATCAACAACAGCACCAGATAGTGTGATAGATCCAGATCCAACCTCACTAACGGTAACCTTCTGAACCTTAGTACCACCAACTGTGTAAAGTAACGTATCCTCTGGTGGGTTGGTTGTTGTAGATTCAGATGCACCTCCAGCACTGAATAATGTACCACCTTCACAACCTCCTCTCCATACAAAGCTGTATGTGTTACCAATAAACTGAGGTGCAGTAAAGATGTATGCAGTACCTTCACCAGTTAGAGCTGTTGTAGGTCTGGTTATACCTTCACCAGAAATTACATATGTACCACCGTCACATCCACCTCTCCATACGAATGGAGTACTTGCTTCACCACCAAATGTGTAAGTACCAGATGCAGCAAGACCAGGATGTGCAAGTGTGTTGTTGGAACCGTAGTCTTCTTCACCTTGAGTGAGAACATTAAGATTACCCCAATCATCAAATTGAGTTTCAGTATCAGCAACGAATCCATAATTATCGTTGATGAGTGTAGATGGTAAGGTATCACTGTAATGCCATGTTCTAGATTCAGCAGCACCACCAAGAGAGTTGATGTTACCAGATCCATAGTACTGCCAACTGAAGCTATAGGTGTTACCAATAAACTGAGGTGCAGTAAAGATATCAAAGAGACCAATTGCCTCGTAATCCATAGCAGCAACTTCTGCTGCACCACCAGTAGCAAATAGAGATCCAGAAGTAATGTAAGTCTTAGTTCTAGCAATCTGGTATCCTTGCTCATTCTCACCTGGTCCATAAAGTGTAATTTCACCGCTTGTAGCAGGAGTTGCTCCTTCGTTAATAACAGTTCCATAGTAAATCTCACCTTGTGTGAGCACACCAAGATCACCGTAATCAGCATCAGGTTGAGTTGTGTTACCAATAACATAACCATAGTCAAGAGGATCAACAACATCACCAGCAGACTGGTTGTATGCATATGCCCTAGACTCAGCAGCACCACCAGTACTAAAGAGACTACCAGATCCAACAAAGTCTCTAGTGAGAGTAATGTATACACTACCACTAAGATCTCCGAGTGATGTGTCTTCACCAAGAAGAGTTGTTGACTTACATTCAGCAGCTCCACCCATAGTGAAGATTGAACCAGATCCAATCTCAACCCATTCTGGTTCGTACTTAACGTATGCCTCGTCAGATGAAAGACCAAAGTGAATGGTTCCCTGAGCAGCAAGAGTTGGAGCAGTCCATACAATAGAACCACTATCAGATTCTCCAGCAGATAGAGGATCAGAAACAAGTCCGTAATCAACATCAGGATTAGGTGCAGCATCAACAATCTGACCATAATCATCAGTGATGTATGGAATAGATGCAGACTGATTATAATCAACTGTAACTCTCTCAACTCCACCACCAATACTGTATAGAGATCCTGAACCTGGAGGTGCATTCCAGATAAAGCAATATGTGTTACCGACAAATGCAGGTGCGGTAAAGATATCAAATAGAGTTGTATCATTAGCAGGTGATACTGATACAGATTCTGCTAATCCACTTGCAGTGAAGAGAGATCCAGATCCATTGAAGGATCCAAATGTAAATGTCTGAGTACCAGCACCACTGTATGTGTATGTTCCAGCAGTTGCATCTACATTAGTAGACCAGATTACTGTTCCATAATCAACTTCACCATCAACAGTAGGTTCTGTTACTAGACCGTAATCTAACTGTTCACTTAGAGCACTTGTATTATCAAGTACTGAGCCCCAATCAATTGTACCGAATGTGAGACTTGAAGACTCATTATAATCATATGTTCTACATTCAGAAGCACCAACAGTACTGAATAGAGAACCAGATCCAATAAAGTCTCTAGATCTAGCAATAACACCAGAACCACTTAGATCTCCAAGTGAAGTATCCTCACCAAACTCTGTAGAACTCTTAGTCTCAGCAGCTCCACCCGTAGCAAATAGAGATCCAGAACCATCAGGTGCTCTCCAAACAAATCTATATGTCTGACCAATAAACTGAGGTGCAGTTGTTATAGTTACAGTTCCGTATGGAGTTACAGTAGAAGTCCAAAGAACAGTACCATAATCTTCCTCCCCTTGATCTTCTTGATCAGCAATAGAACCATTATCTACAGAAGTACCACTAGTGGTAACAAGACCATAATCCTCATCAGAGAATGTAACAATAGAAGTCTCGTTGTAATCCCATGTAACAGATTCGGCAGCTCCACCAATACTGAACAATCCACCTGTAACAAACGGTGCGTTCCAACAGAACCTATAGGTATCACCAATAAACTGTGGAGCAGTGAAGATATCAAATAGACCTGTTTCACCAGCAGTTACAGTATCAGACTTAGACTCAGCAGCACCAGCAGCAGTGAATAATGTACCACCACCAATATGTGAGTAAATTGGTTCATACTTAACATGTCCAGCTTCTTCCTGTGTCTTCTGATCACCAGCTTCAGGAATCTTACCGAATTCATTAGGTCTAACAGGTGCTAAACCAGCATCAATTTCTTCTTGTGTCCAGTATGGACGTTCAAGATCTAATGTTATTGTTCCTGTTACTGGGTAAACAGTTGAACTGTAGATTATTGTGTTGTAATCTACTTCACCAGCAGTTAGAGGATCACTTACTAAACCATCATCGAAGTGATCAGTTAGATAATTTGTACTGTCTGCAACTGATCCGAGATCCTCATCAGAGAATGTAACAATAGAGGACTCATTATAATCAAATGTTACCTTCTCAACTCCACCACCGACACTGAATAATCCACCTGAACCTGGAGGTGCATTCCAAATAAACCTATAGGTATTACCAATAAACTGAGGTGCAGTGAAGATATCAAAGAGACCAACAGATTCATAATCAACTGTTGCAACCTCAACAGCACCACTAGCAGTGAATAGATCTCCACTACCAGTGTATACATTGGTCTTAGCACCTGCACCTACACCAGTAAGATCAATTAGACCTGTAACAGGATATACTGTTGAAGTGTAAATTACTGAACCATAATCATCTTCACCATCAACCTTATGTCCAGTTACTAATCCTTGATCAATATTTGTAGTAGGACTATCTGTTATTAATCCATAGTCATCACTTATGAATGTAACGATGGAGGATTCGTTGTAATCGAATGTTGCAGACTCAACAGCACCAAGAGCAGTAAATAGTGATCCAGATCCAACCCAATCCCTAGTTCTGGATAGAATACCAGTACCACTTAGATCACCAAGTGATGTATCTTCTCCAAGTTCAGTGGAGGTCTTACTCTCGGCAGCTCCTCCAGCACTGAATAGTGAACCACCAGCAGTAGGATCTCTGAATACAACAGAACTTGAAGAAACACCAGATGTCTGAAGTGTTCCTGTAAGAGGATATGTTGTAACGAGGAATTCAGTTGAACCATAATCCTCTTCACCTTGTGTGAGTACACCAAGACCACCATACTCACCAAATATCGTTGCGTTATCAACAATGTTACCTTCATCATCAATAACATATGTGTTGATAGAAGATTCGTTATAATCAAATGTTACAGACTCAGCAACACCACCAATACCAAATAATCCACCCTCAACAAACGGTGCGTTCCAACAGAACCTATAGGTGTTACCAATAAACTGAGGTGCAGTAAAGATATCGTATAGTACAGTATCCTCAGTAGGTTGATAAACAGCAGACTCAGAAGCACCACCAATAGTAAAGATAGAACCAGAACCAATTTGTGCGAAGATTGGAACGTACTTAACATGCCCTGCTTCTTCTTGTGTCTTCTCTTGACCTGCAACTGGGAATGTACCAAATGGTTCAGTCTCATAAGTAAGAGGTAAATTATCAATCTCCTCTTGAGTCCATAGAGGTCTTGTTAGACTTAATTGAAGTGATCCAAATGGAGTTGCAGTAGAAGTCCATACTAATGAACCACGATCCTCTTCACCTTGTGTCTCAGGTTCAGATATTAAACCATAATCTACAGAATCAACAACAGCATCTGCTATAGATCCAAGATCATCTGTTACATAAGAGACTACACATGTCTCATCATAAATCTTAGTTACTGACTCAACAGCTCCACCGACACTAAACAATCCACCAGATCCATCAGGTGCATTCCAGATAAAGCAGTATGTGTTACCAATAAACTGTGGTGCTGTAAATAGATCGAATAATGTTGTAGCATCACCGAGTTCTGTAGAAGTCTTACTCTCTGCTGCACCACCTGTACTGAATAATGAACCACCAGCAATGAATACCTTAACTTGAGCGTATACATCACCACCAGTTAGATCAATTAAACCTGTAACAGGGTATGTTGTGGAAGTCCAGATTACACTTCCTAGATCTTCTTCACCATCAACAGTAGGTTCTGTTATTAAACCTTGATCAATAGAAGTACCAGATCCTGTTACTAATCCATAATCATCGGTAACTAGAACCTCGATAGCACTCTCATTATAATCAAATGTTACAGACTCAGCAGCACCTGATGTAACTGGTAGATTACCAACTCCTGTGTAATTCCAGCAGAAGCTGTATGTGTTACCAATACCTGCTGGTGAGGTGTAAATATCAAATAGTGTTGTAGAATCTCCAAGTTCCGTAGAAGTCTTGCTTTCAGCAGCTCCACCTACAGTTGGTATTCCTCCAGAACCAGCAGGTGCTCTCCAAACGAATCTATAAGTATTACCAATCCACTCAGGTGCTGTATAAAGATCAATTAGACCTGTAACAGGGTATACAGTTTCCGTGTAAATTACAGATCCGTAATCAATTTCCTCTTCCTGTGGAAGTGCTACTCCACCATCATCAAAATGATCAGTTAGATAATTTGTACTGTCTGTAACTAATCCTTGATCGTCTGTAGAGAATGTGACGATAGAGGATTCGTTATAATCAAATGTTACTGAATGAGCACCACCAACGATAGTAGAGAATCCACCAGAACCAATCTCACGGAAGGTAGCAGTTGCAACCATGCTACCAATATAGTATCTACCACCAACTATTTGGAATATACCAGTTGTATTTGGTCTGAATGTAACTGTCTCAGCAGCACCACCAATAGAATATAATGAACCTCTACCAAACTGACCCCAAATAGGTTTGAAGCGAACGTGACCTGCTTCTTCCTGTGTCTTCTCATCCCCTTCCTGTGGGAATGTACCAAATGGTTTGGTCTCGTAAGTAGGAAGTAGTTCATCAATCTCTGCTTGTGTCCATCTATCACGTGTGAGACTATAAGTTAATGTTCCCTGTGCGGAGTTAGTAACAGCATTATAAATTACTTCACCATATCTTTCCTCACCTTCAGTAAGAGGATCTGTTACTAGACCGTAATCAATTCCTGTTGCGGCATCTATTATTAGACCATAATCAGTTTCACTGTATGGTATAACAGTGCTATCACTATAATCAAATGTTACCTTCTCAACTCCACCACCAATGGCAAATAAACCACCTGTGACTGGAGGTGCATTCCAACAGAACCTATATGTGTTACCAATTCCAGCAGGTGATGTATAGAGATCAAACAGAGCAGTAGATTCTGTATCATTAAATCCAACTGCCTCTGCTGCACCACTAGCACTGAATAGTGAACCACCAGCAGTAGGATCTCTGAATACAACTGCATCTGCAACAGTACCAGATGTTTGAAGTACTCCTGTAACAGGATATACAGTAGAAGTCCATATTACTGTTCCATAATCATCCTCACCAACAGTAGGATCAATAATACTACCTTGATCAACTAATGTTGCTTCATTTTCTATTAAACCATAGTCTGCATCAGAGAATGTAACGATGGAAGATTCATTATAATCAAATGTTACCTTCTCGACTCCTCCACCAACGGTAAACAGTGAACCTGTTCCAACTTCTCTGAATGTTGCTTGAAGATTAGTATATGCACCAGAGTATGTGAATAGTGCAGTATCCTCGGTAGGTTGATATCCAGCTGCCTCATGAGATCCACCAAATCCGAACAGAGAACCACCCTGTACAAATCCATGACCCCAAGTGAATGAGTAAGTATTAAAGTTATGTCCTTTAGTACCAGAAAGACCTGGATTGGTTGGTTGGAAATAATTCTCTGGTGTTGAATCATTAATAACCTTAGGATCAGTACGGACATGCATTGTTCCGTAGGATGTAGCATCCCCTTCATGCCATATGTACCACCAGTTCTCAGAGAATTGACCTTCGTATGGATCTGCAATACCCCAATCTTCTGATAGAGTTACACTATCTGTTATCAATCCTCTATCAATGGGAGTTGAGTAACCAATGAATGCAAACTCATCATAAGCAAAGGTTCTTAGGATACTACATCCACTTAATCCTGTTAATGTACCTGATCCAGTCCAATGATATTGGAACTTAAGATTACTGTATGCACCAGACCAATTGAATAGAGTTGTCTCTCCTCCAACTACACTATCAGTTCTACACTCAGCAGATCCACCAGCACTGAATAGAGATCCAGATCCAGCACAATGCTGTCTGGTTATTGTTAGATCTTGACCACTGATATGAATAGATCCACTACCTTCCCAGAATCTAGGGAACGTTCCATCTCCTTGAGCATCATAGAGACTGTATAGTGAATATGTACCTGTATTTGCTGGTGTATCTGTTTGCCATACCTCACCATTATCAAATTCACCAGCAGTGATTGGTTTGACTGTTGTACCAAGATCTTCCTGCTCATCATATTTGTAGAATATTAATCCACAATCTTCTGACTGTGGAATAATTGTAGATTCTTCATTGTACTCATGTACAAACTTCTCAACACCAGCACCTGCATATGAGGTGTTACCAGACATAATCTCACGACTTGTCTGTGAGTATATCTCTCCACCAGTTAGATCAAATAGTGTTGTCTTATCTCCAAGTTCTGTAGAGGTCTTAGTCTCAGCGAGACCACTTGCAGCAAATAGACCACCTGAACCTGTTCTATTAGTAAGATAACTGTATGTGTTAAATTCGTGCCAAGGTGACGGTACTAAACGATGATATGACGTTGCACCTCTTACATCACCTATGTTGTATACAAATCCCCAAGACTCTTCTCCTCCGTCTTTGGGATCTAGGATACCTCCAAAATCCAAAAGAGGATCGGGAACCAATTCGATGGAACCCAAATCCTCTTGTACAAATTCTACAAATAAATCTTCGTTCCAGTCTAATGTAGATCTTACTACAGAAGCACCAGATACAGTAATCCCACCAGAGCCTACCCAGAACGCACTACTACGCTCCATACCACCGCCCATTTCAAATAGGGATCCATTACCATCCCAAATCTTTCTGATGCCTTCTAGGGCGGTAGAGGCAAGCAATGCAGTTCCAGTAGAGACATGAGAGGCAGGGCTCCATCTTTCAGTTGATCCACCAGATATGGTTGCTGTTCCAAATGGATAGTTATCTGCTGATACAGCTATCTCTCCGTAACTATCTTGACTTAAATTACTTTCTGCTTCTAAATTTGTTGGAGCATCACCAATCGAACCATAATCATCCTGAACATTAAGTACGGTAACATCACCGTAACTTTCAGTTGAATATAGTGAAATAGTTGTATTGTCGTAAGTGTAGATGCTCATCTATTACAAACAATAAAAAGGGGTTGAATACCTCCAACCCCCTTCTGAATATACTTAATAGTATTAGTGATCAGTCAAGGCTGATGTTCAATGTAACCTTAATTTGGTCACCGTTGTTCTGAATTGGGTATGGACCGTTTGTAAATCTTTCAGCGAACATTATGCTGCTGTAAAGAGTTAGGTTACCAGTTCCATCCAATGCAGGAGTTGTAGTAAATGTTGTAGTTGAAGGAGTACTGAAGATAGTGTATGTATTTTCAGTAGTTGTGGTGTTAGAAGATCCACGTGCTATGTAAATAACATCGCCTGGTTGTAAACCATGAGCAGCAGTAGCAGTTGCAACTGTATAGTCAAGTGTAATACTTGGGTCAGTAGCACCCTGAATGTTATCAGTTAGAGCAACAGCAACGTTTGAAGCATCTACCATGTAGACACGGCGTGTAGCACGATCAATACCACCAACAACTGTACTACCAGGAACAGCACTGTTTCCTCCGATAGTCATTCCAAGTGTGATGTTGTCCATAATGTTGGCGACATTAGGAAGTGTGATATAGTCGTTACCAATAACTCCAATACACACATTAGAAGCATCACCCTTTGTTAGGGTAGTAGCAGCAGCACCTGAAGCAGCATCAGCAACACCATGAACGGCAACAGGCATATTGTTTGCTCTTACGATATAGTAACCGTATACATTACCAGCAGCAGCACTAAATGTGAAAGTCTGTTCTGGGTATGTAGCAGTAGTTACAACGTTAGCAGTAGAGTCTTGATTGATTTTCCACTGACCACCATTTAGGAGGATACCATACTGACCTGTGTAATCGTATCTTGCTTCTGTACGATTGTTTACACAAGAAGGGTAATCTGTGTTAGGTGCAGTACCGTAACCGTTAGTATTACCATCAGCATATGGTTCAAAATATGCAGTCGCAGATGGGACATCTCCCTCTGCTGGAGTGGTGTCACTCGTATATAACTTTAAAATTAGATCCCTTGGTGCATTGTCCTCACGATCCAAAACAAAGTTGTTCTGGTTCACGAGATAACGAAGTGACTCCAATTCGCCAATATTAGGTACTAGCAGTGCCATTTAATTTGTCTCCAAAAATCGTTGTGTTGCTTGCTTACGTTTATTTATAAAATAATCGTCCCACTGATTATTTATCATAGGAAAACTTTCAGGGATAGCATGAATCTCCTGATAGCGTTTACTTGGTCAACCCTAACTCTAAGCATATCTCCAGCAATTATGTTTGTATCCCATAAAGGTATGGTATCGCTGAATGCTTTAAGGTTACCACTTATCTGTGGTTTATCACCACCACAGATAGTTTGGAAGTTAGGGAAATCATTGAATGTACATTTTTGTACATCTAGGATAATAACACCAACAGCATCAGCAGTTAGTGTCCACGACTGAATCTGTCCAGTAACATCAATTCCCAATTCTGCCTTAGGTCCTGTGTTCATATCGACTGATCCACTACTATAAACAAAGTTAACTGTTCTAGTAAGATCAGCAGTTGTTGCCATCGCAACAATGAAACCAGTATCACCTAGATTTGGTGCTTCACCAAATGTTATTTGTGTTCCACTAACAGAATAATCGATACCTGGGTGTTGTATCTGACCGTTAATGGAAACAATTAATTGTGCTTCATCAGTGGGTGTATATGCAGTACCATTATCAGATAAGTCAAATGTCTGCTTTACTCCATTAAATGAAGTTGTGATACTATCAAGAACAAGGTTATTGTTCTGTAAGTATTTAGCTGGAATATCATAGTTAACACCTACAGCATACTTTTTCTGAGCTTCAGAAACTACGCTATAGTTTTGAGATTGTACCGATACGTTATACGTAGGCATTATGAAACCCCAGGTGTTACTTCAAGTATTCCTTCTATTACTCGTGACTTACTACCAGATGGTGCAGTCAAAAGAATATCATAAACATACCTTCTAGCATCTAAGAGTGCTGAAGCAGCATTACCTAGACTAATAGAAAGTTGTCCATTATATCTATCTGGAAAGTCAACTGTAAAATCTGTAGAAGTAGATGAAGTATAACTCTTCTTGATTTTTGCTACAGCACTATAACCAGTAAGATTTAACGGGGTTGTGTTTGCTTCATTCTGAATATTAAAGGTCGCACTAAAGTCCGTTCCTTTTTCACATATTAGGTTAATCGGAATAGCTGCCATCTTACATATAAAGAACCCCTCACTATTTAGCGAGGGGGAAGTTTGTTAGGTTGAAGGTGGATTGGGAGGAGTAGCGACTGGTTTGTCCTCGGTAGCAGGTGGTCCCTCTAGTGGTGGTGCTTCCTCAAGAGTACCATCTAGCAATCCGATTGTTTCTAGTCCACCAACTAGTTTTGTTCTATACTCTCTGAGTCTAACCAACTCTGCTTCTGCCTTAGCGATCTTTTGGTTCGCATCAGTCAGTTGTTTTTCAAATTCCTCTTTCAAGGTTCCAGTATCCATTGCCATAATTGTAAAGATCGATCTTACTTATTTATTATAGCACAGATCATCTATCTTTGCATACCACGTATCATAGATTTCAAAACTTCTATCTCAGATTTAAGTTCTTCTATCTCTCTATCAGTCCTACCAGACTTAGCACGTGCTGTTCTTATCGCTTCAAATGTCTTGGTATCACTATTGATTATAGCACCTGTATTTGAGTCTCTATAAAGACTATCCTCACCTTGTACTTTTATATTCATTAGAAGGATGCTACTGCTCTTAGGTCTTGCAACTTAGGTACGTATGATGGGTTATCCGAATTCATAACAACCTTAACAGCAAACGAAGTAAATTCAGGTAAATTAGAAACACTAAATGGAATCTCTTGATATGACTCCTGTTTTTCAAATAGACCAGAAATCTCATTTTCAGCAGATGCAGATAATTCTATATCAGATTTACCATCTACATTAAAGTACTTCCACTCAATATCATCAAAGTTAGTTTCACTTGATTCCTCTTTATATTTGTAAAGAACCTTGATATCACTAATGTTTCTCACATTAGCAGTGATCTTAACATCAATAGATGTACCAGCATTATCTAAAGCAATTTCTTTGGTAACATACTTAGATACTCCAGAAGTATTCTTAGAAGAATCTTCAGACACATATCCAATACCATCTTGATATTCAATAGAATTAACTTCCCACCAATCAGAAGTATTTGCTGCTTGACCAACATATTGAAGATAATCACCAACTCTGAATACATCCGCTACCTGATCAGAAGGTGTTGCTGCCCTAGCATATGCAGATCCACCAGTCACTTTAGATGTAAAGTCATTGTTAATAGGTTGTTTGTTATTAAAGATGACCAATTCCTGATCCTTAGCATCCCAATCAACAATAATACCACTTATCTTATCAAGATATAATTCATCGTCTGTTATAGATGCATTCTCATTGATATTATATGCATTAAGTGTTGTATTAACTGTAAATGATGGTACTACTTCAGTTGAACCAGCATTTGTTATAGTAACACCAGTCAATGTTGTCTGTGAACTAAAGGTCAATGCCTCAGTTGCTTTAAATTGACCATTATTCAATAACTTAATGGTTACTGTGCTAGTTGAACCATCCCAAGCAAGAACCTTACCGTTTCCTCCTTGCAATCCAGCAATTTCAGATGTGGTTGTATTAGTTGTAGAATCTACACTTTGACCAACTGTAATATCAGTTCCACTATGACCAGTGATAACAAATGTAAAGATCTTATACATTCTAATCTTCTGATTCTGTCTACCATACCTAGATTCCTTTCCAGTAGGATTCTCTATTCTGTTAGAGATTGTTTTAACAGAACTAGTCCTTAAATCAACCAAAGGAGATAATGTTGTAGAAGTAGATTCAAGATCTAATTTATAGATCAAAGAATTAGAAATATCATTCCTCAATTCATTAATCCTAGATGCTACGACCTTTTGATTAATGAAGAAATGTTCTTGACCAATAAATGTCTTCTCATAATCAGACTGTGAATATGAAACATAATTAACAGATCCACTATCCACAGGAATAACATTAGTTGTTTTAACTGAAGAATTAATAGATGTTTGTGGGAATGAAATGTAACCTATATCAGCATATAATTTTTCATACTTTCTGTTAGTTGCAATCAATCCAGCAGATGTACCACCAATAGCATTAGAAGATGCTTGTGTGGGAGATACAATATTAAATGTATCAATACCACAATTCTCAACAGGGAACAATCTTGTATTCAAAGAAGAAGCACTAACACCACCAACTTCAATCATATCTTTAAAGAATACAAAGGACTTACCTCCATCTTCAAATCCATGATCTCTATGTGTTACTTCCACATAAGTATTATTTCCTCTAAATCTCTTTAATGTACCACTACTACTAGACTCACTACTTGTACGAATAGAAGAAGCATACATCTTCTCATATCCTACTGGTTTATTAGTAAGTAATAGACTACCTGATCTAGAAACATCAAATTCTG